CACCAAACTTACCAGGCATTGCTGATATTCTACTCTGGTAATCTTTAATTGTGACTGATCTGTTTTGTGCCGAAAAATTGTATCTTATTAAATTTCTAATTTCTTCAATAGATGGTTGGTTTTTTCCTCCTATTGCAGGAATTGGGTTATTAACCTTCAAACTATTTCTAACAGACTGGTTTATGGTGTTATCATCCCCATTAATAACTAAATTTACTGTACCTAACTTTGTTAATACACCTGACCCAATGTTACTATCTGACCCACCGCCAACTCTATACTTTATAAACATTGTGTTGTTTGTTGGTGGGATTGACCCTAACGATAGATTATTCGCAAAATCACCTATCCTATCAATTTGACCTCTACACCCCACAAAATCATTTAGTGAGGATGTGTCGGTGTCACCAGCACCAAAGACTAACTTACAAAACCCATTATCAGTAAATTCTTTAATAAATCTTTGTGATGTATTTAACCATTTACCAGGTAAAATACTAGTATTGTCACTGACTTTATTAGTGTCCTCTATGAATACCTCAGCCTCTGCCAATGCCATCATTTCGAACCACCTATTGTCAAATATTTGGAATTCTGACAGTGTTGGTGTTGAACTATAATTAGTTCCTTCTTTGGTTATAATACTATCTACCGACAATACATTTGTATCTGGTAATACCATTTCCATAAATGGTTTATAATCTTCTGGTCTAATTACCTTTTTAAATATTTTTGTAAAACCATTTAAAACAATTTCTCTTTTTGTTAATGTATAATTTTGAATAACCCCATTGGATATGTTGGGTATGATTAATCTGTTCGGTATCCCACCTATAGTAAATGGTGATGAAAAATCACAATCTTCTAACAACTCAAATACTTTACCCGACCCTGTTGCTTGTGACCCCTGATAAATAATAGGGGAATATGTATTATCAAAGGAATCCCCTAATACTGGGACAACCACCGACCAGTCAACAATAGTAATACTTGGTCTTTTTCCTGGTATGTTTAACCCAAATGTTCTCGCTAACTCCAATACAGAAGATCTCTCTTGCATGTAATTAATTTGTGTCTCATTAAACATCCTGTCCGTATGAAATGATAACATATCACCCACCGCAGCGTTTAATTCTAATAACATCATCCCAACAGATGCATCATTAAAGTCGTTAAAAATATCTGGGTAATATTGTTGAACGAAATTGACTAACTCCGATCTTACATCAGAGAAATTACGACTATTATAATCTATTTTCTTCATAATTAGAATGTTATATCGATAGTATCAGTAGATGAAAATACACCTTCGGTTATAGTATAAGAAAGTATTACCTTTATCGCCTCTTCTACTTCTATATTCTCAAAAGTGATACTATCAATCTGTAGGTTTGGAATATATTTCTTTATTGTGTCATTTAAATTAGTTTTGATTTCTTCATGAGTAATTTGATCATTCATTTCAAAAATGAATTTCTTTAAATCACTACCGAAATCTGGCATATACAACCTTTCACCTTTATTAGTTAATAAAAGGTGTAATAAATCAGCCTTTATTGCGTCTTTTGATGTAGAGGTTATGTCAACATAGAACCCTTCGTCACTATCCTTAAAAGGGAAGTTTATATTTATATATTTAGAAGGCATTTTTATATTTCCATTTAAACCCACATGTGGTTTTTATTAACCCATCACGCATCATTATAATATTTTTTTTATTTTTTGTTTCTTCACTATGTTTTTCACCTACTCTATAAGTATTACCAATACTTATTTTACCTAAGCTATATTTAGGTTTTTTAGTGGTATTATCAATATACCTAACATTAGATATATCACCATTAGAAACTAAACTATAAATATTAATATACTTTTCTTCCATTACTTATAAATATTGTAATATAAATTTTCGTTAAGAAAAGTGTGGACATAAAAAAAGTCGTTACATGTAACGACTTTTATCTTATATTATATATTTTCTTTAAAATTCAAAACCATCAAAGGTACTATCACCTAAATCTGACTTAACAGATCCAATATTATATGAATCAATTTCTGTTTCTTGTGGTGCGTTTTGCGTACCATCTGATGATGTCCAAGCATTAATCCAGTTTATTGGGTTTTTTATTTTTTCGAAAATGGGTTCTAACCTAACAGCCTTCATTCTTTTGTTGGTAAGATACTTCATATACCTTTTAAGAATTTCTGCGTTTAAACCTAACATTGAACCATCTTTAAAAAGATAATCTGCCCACAACATTTCTTCTTCTGCGGCATCTTTAAACATCTGGATTACAGTAGGTTTACATTCCTCAACAACCTCTAAAAACCCCTCATCCTCTCTTTTTGCAAGGTCATTTAATAATTTTTGGGTGAAACCTAAGTGTAGATTTTCATCTTTATTAATCAATGAAATGATTTTAGAGTTACCCTCCATTTTACCATTCTGAGCAAAGGCGTATGAACAAGCAAATGAAACATAAAAACGTATACCCTCTAATATATTTATTGACATTAGTGTTAGATAAAGTTTTTTCTTTCTTTCTTTAACACTTTCACCCAACGAATTCATCATATCGTCATAATACTTAGTAACCGACACAGTTCTTTTGACAATCTGTTCGTCATTAAGAATATTATCAAACACATCACCAGGGGATGAATAAACATTTTTAATGATAAATGTATATGAGTATGAGTGAATAGTCTCAAACATAGCCCAAGCCGAACAAAACGCCTCTACCTCTGGGTTTGACAAGTCTTCTGTTAGATGAGGAATACCTCTACTCTGAACACTATCTAATAATATTTGATATTTTAAGTTAGACGTGAATATGAATTTTTCATTATCTGTCATTTCCTTATAATCCAACCTATCTTTAGATAAATCAATTTCCTCGGGTAACCAAAAAGAATTTAATTGTTTTTTAAATAATTCAAAATACCCAACATACCTAAATTTATCATATCTCTCTAAATTCAATGGTTTACCAAAAAATACTGGTTCTTTTGTAAAATCCACATTAGGATCTAAATTTACTAAACTTCTTCTTTCACTCATATTATTTTTTATTTTATTTTAGACAAAAAAGGGTAGTATCACTACCACCCTATAAAATTAATCATTTTTTTTAGTATTGTCAAATTGCACACGCACCAGATTCACAATCATCCATATCCATCAACAAAGCTTCCTCACTACCATTTTGTGTGTTTGTTATCATTTCATCTAATTTATCTGATTTATAGTCTTTTGAGTTAGAATAGTAGATTTGTTTACCACCAAATTTATAGAAATTTAATATATCCTTTGCCACTTCAGATATTGGTAAGTCATTACCTTCATATTTTCTTGGGTCGTAATAATGATTTACTGATATACCTTGATCAAAATACTTCTGTATTATAGAAACAATATTATTCATTGCGGTATTATCAAAACCCCAAGCAAATTGATATTTGTTTTTATATTTTGCGACTTCAGGTACAACAACTGGTAATGGTGCACCGCTCTTAGATTTTTTAACCACAATAAGTTTTCTAGGTGCTTCAATACCATTTGTAGATGAGGATACTACCGATGAACTTTCACAAGGCATCTGAGCAGTAACCGTAGAATTCCTTAATCCATACTCTAAGATATCCTTTCTTAATGTTTGCCAATCCATTGTTAACTCTCTATCAACAATTTTGTCTACATTTTTATTATAATGGTCAATTGGTAATAACCCTTTAGAGTATTTTGTTCTATTAAAGTATTCACAAGCACCTTCTTCTTTCGCTAACTGATTTGATGCTTTTAATAAATAGTATTGGATATTCTCAAATAACTCGTCTATCCTTCCTAATGATGTGGAATCATCATAAGATAAACCATTCTTAACCAACCAATAAGCAAAGTTTGTTACACCAACACCAATTGATCTTCTCTTTAACATTTTTCTTGCCGCCTCAATAGGGTAGTCTTGATAACTTATTACACTATCTAAACTTCTAACAATGTATTCACACACAATTTCTAACTCATCTAAATTTTTAATCGACCCTAAGTTAATTGCTGCTAATACACAAAGTGCAATTTCTGCGTCTGTATCGTCTCCATCATCAATGTGTTGTATTGGTGTGGTTGGTAGATTTATTTCTGTACAAAGATTAGACATTCTAATCATATCTAAGAAAGCAGAATGATCATTAGCGTTATCTATATTCATAATATAAATTCTACCAGTCTCAATTCTTTCTTGTATTAGTTTGTCTAATAAATTCCTAGCACTTACTTCTCTTCTTGGTATGGTGTCATCTTTTTCATATTTTTCATATAAAGGATCAAACTTTTCATTATCACCAAAAACCTCATATAATCCAGGAACATCAGATGGGGAGAAAAGAGAAATATTTTTATCTTCCACAAAACGTTTGTAAAAAAGTCTACTAAACTGAATAGCGTGATCCATTCTTCTAACCCTATTTAATTCATTACCCCTATTATTTTTTAATACAACAATATCTTCCGCCTCTAAATGCCAGAATGGGTAATAAGCTGTTGCCGCACCACCCCTAATTCCTCCTTGTGAACAAGATTTAACAGTACCCTCAAACATCTTTAAGAATGGGATTATTCCTGTGTGAACAGCTTCTCCATTTCTTATTTTAGAGCCAATACCTCTTAATCGAAAATTCAAACCAATTCCAGCTCTTTTAGAAATATATTTACCTACCGCAGTATTAGAGTGAAAGATAGAATCTAAATTATCGTCAACGTCAATTAACACACACGATGAGTATTGTCTTGTTGGGGTTCTTACCCCAGCAACTATTGGTGTTGGTAGTGATATCTTGTGAGTCGATATTAAGTCGTAGAATGTTTTTACCATTTTTAACCTTTCTGACCCCTCTTTATTCGCAAATAAAGTCATAGAAATTAACATATACATAAATTGTGGTGTTTCGTAAACCACATCTGTTTTTCTATCTTTAATCAGATATTTGTCAACTAATTGTTGTAGACCAGCATATGTTAACTCTTCATCCCTTTCATGTTTAATGTAAGACTCTATTTTATCATAATCATAGTCTGTATAGTGATTAAGAATATCCTCATCATACACACCCCTATCTACATTTAACTTAACAAAATTCTTTAATCTAGGAAAGTTGTTATATGTATTGAATACTTCTTTTCTTAAAAGATAATTTAATAATTTACTAGCTACAAATTGATAGTTTGGTGTTTCCTCGGTAATCATATCCGCTGCTGATTGTATCAAAACTTTATGGATCTGAGTTGTGGTAATACCATCAAATAGTTGTAAGTGAGCGTTCATACCAACGTCAGAATAATTTACACTATTAATACCATTAACTGCCCATTCAAGTACTTTGTTTATTTTATCGTAGTTTAAGTCTTCATGACCACCTTTTCTTTTTATTACATTGATTTTTGACATCATTTTAATTTTAATTTTTACTAAAAATTAGGGGTGCTTATTTCATTACCATTGACTGATTTAACACTTACCCCTAAATTATTTACCCCTGTTTGTTTTTCTTAGCCATTCTAGCGTCTCTTTTATTCAACGCATCAACCACTAAATTTGATCTTTTTTGATCCTCACCTTTTTCAAATTGTAAAAATGAAACATCACTAGTATCTTCAGTATCAATAACTAATGTACCATTATCAAAAACAATATCTTCGAATATAATACCATCTTTACCAAACCTAGATTTAAGTATCGCCATAGTTGCTCTACCTTCTTCTTTTTGTTCTAGTGTTTTCGCAATAGACATAATAAAGTGACCAATTTGTCCTTTCTTAATAGAACCACCAATCATATCAGCTTCAACTACATTAGCACCTATCGAACTTCTATTACCCTGTATAGCTGTCCAACCAGCAATATCTAATTCAGAAATCATAGTTTCAAATTGTCTCATAATTGGACCTTCTCCAGAATATTCATCCTTATATTGTTTTGTACTCTCCACACAATCAATGTAATCTAAGAATAAGATATCGGGTTTATTACCCAATGACGTTAGTTTTCTTAAATATTGTTTAATATGTGGGATGGTTGTTCCATCACTAGGCATCTTCTTTAATATAAGACTACCCTTTTGTCTGTCCTGAAATTTAGCAATTGCGGTTCTTACCTCATCTTTTCTTTCAGTCAACTCATTCAATGAAATCTCTGACCAACAAGTATAATGTTTTCTCTGAATAACCTTTGGGTTATCTTCAAAGAATATTTGTACCACATTATAACCTAAGTTATATGCTGTATTCGCCATTCTAGTAACTAATGTAGTTTTACCCACACCGAATGGTGCTAGAATCACACCTAGTTCTCCTTTTGATAATCCTCCATCCATTAAGTTATCTAACCCCACTAACCCTGTTGGTATAGGTTTTCTGAAATCATCAGACAACACATCCTCAACTGCGTGAAATACATCGATACCACTATCGGCTTCTGTACCAACAGAAAGAGCATCTTTCATAATTTCTTCACATTCATCATAACGATCGAAGTCACCTGACTCCATAATTTTCTGAATTTTCTGTGTAGCCTTTTTCAACTCTTGTTGTTTGCAAAATTGTATCGCTGTATCTTGAATGTGGAAACAATCTTTATTATCAGTGTTTTGAATCTCCTCAATCATAGCCATTGCAGATTCTCTTGCAATTTCTCGCTTGATATCTTTATTAACTAATTGTTTGATTGTATCATATATCGGAATTGTCTCATACTTTTCGTGATAGTCTTTAACACTCGCAATCAATAACCTTAAATATTCATTATCAAAATATTGTGGGTCAAGAATATCAATTATACCCTCTGAAAACTTAACGTCTTCCACTACCTGTTTAGCTAACTTTACCTGAAAACCATACCCTAAAAAACCTAAGTTTTTACTTTCTTTTTTCGCCATATCTTTTGAAATGTTTGTTATAAATAAATATCAATTAAAGTGCGATTCCTCCATATTCTTTTGATAAATTTTCCTCACTTAACGTTTCTTGTATTGTAGATATGATAGAGGGTATAAGTTTTCTAATATCCACATCATATCTCACTTTTGGTGGGTACCAATTTCCACTAAACATTTTAGTTGCCACAGTTCTACCAAACGCACGTATCTCAAATGTGAAGATGTCTTCATTATCAAAAACATTTCTTCTGTCGATATCATCCTCATTTTGTTTCTCATATGAGTTATAATATTTATACGAGTAATCCTCAGATTTTGCTTTGAATTGTTTTTCAATTACACTAACACAATCGTCTATACATTCCTTCATCTCCATTGATCTAAGGGATTGTGAATTATAACCCTTAATACCAAAATTTCTACCCACAATCGGTCTTTCGTTACCATTAATTCTTAAATAGAATTCAAATGGTAAATTATCATACTTTCTTTTATTCATTTTTTTTAATTTACTTGTTTAAAATACTTTTTTTCTTTTTTTATAATACTTAAAAATGGTCGTAGATACTCTATATACCCATCTCTACCACCAGGAATCGCCATAACAAACCCATCTTCAATCATCATACTTAAAACATTCTTTGTATTCCTATCTTCTGGGTCTATCGGTGATTCAATTATGTTATCAACATTGTCTTTACAGTTTTCAGTCATTATTGGGTCAGTGAGATTAATTATCCTCTCATTTATCTCATATAACCTTTCACCCTGTACTCCGGTGGTAACACCGTTTAAAATATTGTCTAACGTTTTTAACCTCGTTTTCCTATCGTTTTGTATACCATTAATTTTAATGAAAATTTCACCCAATGTCAATTTTTTTTCACTTAACTCAGGGAAATATTTTAATAGGGTTTTTTCTTTAACACCTTTAACCCCTTTAATATTATCACTACTATCACCAGTAATTATTTTTATTAAAGCAGAGTTACTTTGGTGGTGATCGAAATATTCACCATAATTATATTTTGATACGATTGTTCTCTTATTTAAAATATATATCGCAACCCTATCATCGATAAGTTGACACATATCTCTATCATTGGTTAGGATTACTACTTTTTCATCGTCTTTGATTTGAGAGCAGTAATACCCAATACAATCATCAGCCTCACAAACCTCATCCTCATATTGTCGTATGAATAGTTCTTCTGCGTAAGCCTTAACTCTTTCTTTTTGTAAAAATAATGATAAATCCTTTGGTTCGGTTACATTATAGAAATCTTTATCTCTATTAGCCTTATATTCGTTGTAAATTTCATGTCGTAACCTACCACTGAATGGTCCATCCCAAAAGATGAACACCTTATCAAACCTATTTGTTGTAATAACTTTTCTTAGAAGAGAAAAAAACTGGAAGAGACCCCCAATGTGGGTGTCTTTATAATAGAGATTCGAAGCTCCATGATACGCTGTTTTAATTAATGCATCACCATCTACTAATAGCGTATGATTAAATTTCTTTTTTGAGGGTCTTTCCAATTTTCATAATTAACGGATTAAACAATATATTAATTAATCGTCAGAAGTACTGATTTCAGCCTCTAACACATCTTCTTCATCTAACGTAAAATCTACTGAAGTACCTGCCTTTTCAAATACTTCTACCCAGTAATTTTTATAATCACTTTTGTATTTATCAATAGATGCAGGGGTGTCTTCAATAAAACCATGTGTAGTTGCTAATAACCTACAATCAGCATAACCTAAACCATTCATATGGTTTTTGTGTATACCAACTTTAGTCCTAATAGCAAAGTTAACCTTTCTGCCTGACGCACCAGCACTCAATTTAGATACACCAGCACTTTTCTGATTTCCAAATAGGAATACTAAAGCGCAAGATAAGTATATTGATTGACCACCTTTCGGCTGTATCTTTGGTTTTTGACCGAAACCATCTGGTATCTCTACCCAAGGTTGGTTGACGAAAATCATCGTATTAGTATATGGTGATTTTTCTTTCCTAGATGCGGTAATTCTTTGTGCCAGACCCATACCCCATTTTTCAGAGATTGCTCTCGCAGTATGTTGATTACCACCTTTACCTTCGAAACTCATTAGACAAGGTATTGTACCAACTGAATCCCATAAGAATAGAATATCATGTGGAATTTCACCTTTCTTCTGAGCATCAAGTACATCAGTTACGTATTGGAATGCTTCTTCTATGTAATCAAAACCTAATTTGTAGAGTAAGTGACCGCCCCAATAGGCTTCGTCACCATCTTCTACATATTCTGTCTCTAAACCCATAAGTTTAGCATGTTCAAAACTCCATTTCTGTTCAGTAATAATGAATACAGGTAACACACCTTTCTTCTGAGCATCTATTGCTGCTTGAATTAATGCGGTAGTCTTACCAGTATCAGAATGACCTAAAAACATATTAACCTGACCCATAGCTGGTCCAGGAACTCCTGTCGCTTTATGAAATGGTTCTCCACAATCAAAATACTTTTGATCTTTGTATTTATCACTTGTGGAGAACTTTTTTCTTATAGCGGAAAAGTCTGTTTTTTTCTTTTTAATAGGTGTCTTTGACATAATACTTTAATTAAAACGGTAACTCGTCATCGTCATCATCATTTCCACCAGCGGTTTCTAACGATGTAACTTCAACTTCCTTTTCTAACTCTTTTGAGTCGGTTTCACCCATAGATCCCATCATATTGATTTCTTCTTCCAATGAAGCCGTTTCTTTCTCATCTTTATCTTCCTCAGCAACGTATTTCTTTTGTTCAGAATCCCAAACTGGTGTCTTTTGTTCTGCAACAATAGTAACAAATTCAGGGGATTTTACAGCGTATACATCTCTCCAAGTTTCGGAATTACCTATCCACTCTTTTGCCTCTGCCGATTTAGGGTCAGTTATTACTGCCTCATCTTCTGGCATAATAGATGTTACTACCGACCAACCTTTTTCATTACGAACAGTACTGATAGTAATATCTCTACCCGTTCTTGGATCCATAATGTTTCCTTTTCTTTTTAGAATTGGAATTAGTTTGTCCATTACACCATCACCTGTGTATTTATGTTTGAATCTCCAAAATTTAACACCATGATCAGCGTTATCTCTATCAATCCCTTTAACAACATAAAATTTTCTTGCGGTATATGTTGACCCTAATAGTTTTGCTTTCTTACTACCATCTTCATATAAAGCGTCTTTTGCTTCACAAATTTTACAATCACCACCATCGTTTAACTTTGCACAATGGATTTTTTCGAATTTACTATTCACACTCAATTCGTGGTAATAAGCCTCTACGAATGGAGATTTTGTAGGGTCGCTAGATGGTAATATTCTAAATGTTTTTTCAGCGGATTTCTCACCCTTTTTCAACTTTTCTGTGAAGTATTTTTTTAGTCTTTCTTCATTAGACATCTTTGGTTTGTTGCCACCCCTATTTTCAGTATTTTTTTCATACTGATTAAGAATCGCATCTAATGGATTTATTGTTTCTTTTCCCATTTTAAATGATTTTTTTAATTGTTAATAAATTTGTTTAATATACTCAAATATAATCAGTTTTTCTTTAAAAGTCAACAAAGATATCGACTATAAAATAAAAAACGGACAATGATTAATTATAATCAATGTCCGTTAAAGTATCAATACCCTAAATAAGAATTATTAGTCTTTTTTAGGTTTAAATGTATTTCTTATGTCTGTTTCGTTGTAATCATAATCAACCTCATCTTGTGTTAACGTATATTCTTTTTCTACTTCTTCACCACCTGTATCGTAACCTTCTCTATCTTCCCAGAAATCAGTTAACTTTACACTATACGGAAATGATTCCATTGATCTCATATTCAATTTTTCTACTGGTGTTGGGTTTCTTTGTATCACCTCTTTTTCTAATTCATCCATCTTAGAAATGATTTCATCCATACCACCTAAACGGCTTTCTAATTCAGAAAATTTTCCCAATAAATCATCAACCTTAGAAGATACTTGTGCGGTTTCTTCTTTTGCTTCTTCTGTTTTGGTTACTATGTCAGTGACATCTACCTCAACTTGTTCTTCACCACCCATGTCATCCATTACTGGTTCTTCAGCAAATTCATTTTCTACAGGAATTTCACCACCAAAAGGATCTTCACTCATTGCTGGATCTTCCATCGGTATCTCTTCTTCACCCGCCATTGGATCTTCCATTGATGGTTCTTCAACAGGAATATCTTCTACCGGAATTTCGTCAGTAACTGGTTCTTCAACATCTGTTATTTCTTCCTCTTGTTCCTCAAGATTATCAAATAACAAATTCTCTGTCTCACCTTCTGGTTCATCACCTTCTTCTGTAACATAAAAATTATATTCTAAAATTTGTTTATGTCTTTTAAGTTCTTCTTTTAATAATTCTTTTTTCTTATCCATAATTTTATATTTTTATAACCCACCCATACTTTGTTGTGGTGATCTTAAATGTTTATCCATTGAAGCTAACCTACCTTTTAGTTTCGGCATCTCATAATTGTCGTCTAAATAATCAAGAAAAGACCACATTTCATTACCACCATGAGCCTCACCTGTTTCAACTGCTCTTTCCCAATCACCATAGATATTATCCCAATCATTCGAACCCGATAAATCTAATTCGTCTTCTAATTGTTCTTTAATTACCTTTTTAACAATTCTTGATAAATTACTTCCTGTTAATTTTACTAATTTTTTCATATTACATTAAT